CACATTAAAAGTAGCTTGCAATTCAGGAGTAGATTGTTTACCAAACAATAAAGTATAATTGACTGGATGATATATTATTTCATCACTTATAGACTTAATAAGATTTAAATTAGGAGCTAACAGTGTATACAATTCGTCACTACTAGGAGGTAAAGGTTCGGTTCCACCTGCCACTACCCAAGTTCTAAATGCAGTGTCGTAAGCTGTTGTAAGCACATAAATGTCAATTATATTGCTAGATCCTGGATCAATTCTAGAATCATAGTCTGCACTATGATTGTATTGAAATTTTAAATCACTCCTTCCAGTATAAACTTTATAATTTAGACTAGGTAACAATTGTCCCAAAGATAAATTTAATTGAAATACTGTATCAGTATCAATCGTATAAAAATATGTACCATCCGCATAATTAGATAAAGAACCGATAGCGGCTTGAGATGCGACTATAATAACTGGACCTTTAAGGGGATTATTTTGTACATATTCATAATCTTCTTGGCCCTCTGAAATCGAGTATAGTTGTTCTACAATGTAGGTATTTGTACTAGGATTAACAATATCTAAAAACAATTGGGGATTGTCTGCTATACCAGTTCCATTAGAATCTAAAAATGTAATCACTAATTTTTTAGGATCGATATACCCGTCTTGGCCAAAATATTCAGATGAAATTCTCCAAATTAAATCTTGAGTAAAAGGTGTAGTAGATCCTGGTTGTTTATTAATACCTAAAATTTTTATTGTATCAGTTATAGTTGCAGATGATACAGAATCATATATGGTTTGACTACTATCAAAATAGAAAGTAACCGCTTTATCGCTTTCAAATATATATCTTAACTTTCTAGTTGTAATCGTATATGTTTCAGTATCAGTTGTAAATAATATTAACCAACTTGAATCTAATTGTAAATTTGATTGACTTCCTTGGTTTGTAAGATTAAAAATACTGGTAGAATTTAAATTAGACGGGAATATAATTTGCCAACTTTGTGTTATAACATCATATCGTAGTCCAAAATTATTATTAGCAAATATTAAATCAATCATTGTTGTAATAACTGATGGTGTAATAGTTGTTACAAATTTTGGTATAATTTGTGTAACAATTGGTGCAATTATTAATCCTGATACAGTTGTGTTAGAAATAACTTTGTCTAAAACTATAGGACCACTCGATACATTATTAATAGTTACAACTCCTAATCCATTTCCTGTTCCGTCATTGTTAACACTAATAACAGAAGCCCACAGATATGCTGTTCCTCCTTCTGGAATGCCAGATGATGGAATAGCAGTCAATGTAGTAGGTGATGCTAAAGTATTAAAGTAATAACCATTAGGAGCAACAAATTTTACCAGAGCACCTGCTGTTAGATATTTTAAATCGTTAGTTGTATAAGAACCAACTTTATAAGGAACGGTATTAATACTTGTAGTGCCTAAAAAACCACTTACAGTATTACTATCAGTAGTCACTGTATACCAAGATACATTAAGACTAACACCAATATAATCTATAAAATTTGCATAATAAAAATTTTGCAAATCTGGAGAAGTTAATATATCATACAGTGTATTATAAATTACTCCTTCAATATCAGTCTGTGTTACATAAGTAAAATTTACAGCCGATGTGTATTCATCTTGATAAATTATTCCATCATCAGCAAACAATGTAGTACTGCTATATTTTCCTGTAGGATCTGTAAGATCAAAATAACGACTTATACCGCTACTAGTTCTATTAATTGATTTTACCTTAGCTATTTGAAGATTAGCACTGAGTGGACTAATATTATAATCCTCACCAGTAATCATACGATTTTGTGTATAGTATGTCTGAGGAGCATTTGTTTTTACACTGCTGTTAGATTCTGTAGTAGAAGCATTTGTTACGCTGCTGACAAGGTTAAGACCTACACTTAAAGTTTCTTGAGATCCCGATGCACCAATATAAGGTATATTTACAATAACATTGATGATATCTGTAGGATTCACAGTATAGGACAGACCGTTACTGACTCTATAGTATACTCTAAAATTTCCTATAGGCAAATTTCCAAATGTTCCATCACTAAATGCTAAACTAATCGCATCCCCAGCCCTACTGATAATACTATAGATATTTTTAATCTTTGAATTAATACTATTATAGATAATATTATTTCCTGTTAGCGCAGGCACTTGAGTCCACAATTGATACTCTAATCCTGTACTCTGATTTAAACTATATAACCAAACATCGGTATTATTAATATTCTGTGTATTAATATCAATAGTTTGATTAGCTGTAGGCTGACTAACAGTAAAAGTTCCTTGAGACAAAGTGCCTTGTGTAAAGTTAAAGAAGAATCCGGTGTTTGAACTACTTGCTCCATACCCATCGTCCGTGTACACACAAGCAATCTTATTTCCTACCATCGGTGGTTCTTCGTAAATATATTGTTGATTTGCAAATGTGGTGCTAGTAATTTCAAAATTCATTCCGCGTCCGGCAATTGTTTTATTAAAAGAATAAATTGGAACATTGTTGTTGTTAGCATTAAATCGGTATTGAGCTGTAGGAATACCATAAATCGTAGCACTATCTACTGGATTTCCAAATTGATTTGTTGCAGGTAAAGCAGCGTTTATTACTGTTATAAATTGATTATACCAGTTGCTATTACTAGCATCATTCCAACTTATAAATTGCCCTGCTAGATTTCTACCATTACTGTCTAATACTGATTCAGTAGTTTGTACAGTATTAAACTTTAGTAATCCATTTGCGGCAGTTGTTCTGCTAGCATTATACCCAATCATTCGAGCTAATCTTAGCACACTGTCACGACGATTAGCCAGCTCTAAAAAATTCTCTCTAGCGTTTAAGTCAACCCTAAAAGCTACACTTTGACCTACATAAGCTATCAGGTCTATAAGTGCAAGATATTCACTAGATTCGATATAATCATTAAAGTCTTCAGGATAATTAGTGCGAATATAATCAATCATTGTACGGCGTAAATTTGCAAAGTCATAGCTTTGGAAATCAGCATTCTTAAATGATTGATAAATTTTTTGCCAGTCTTCGGCGATCAGCAGGTTATTTTGACGATCCGTTGAGCTCATAATATGTCCTAATAACTATATTTATTAGATTAAATTATGTGGATAGTTTATTGAGATAACAACCCATTGGCTTGATCGAAGTTAAGTTGTAGTTTTTCTTGAATGTTATATAAAAGATATTTTAAATCACACTGAATTTGCAAACCAGTTTCATATGGAGTAATTAGTATATTTTCAGCTTGTATTCTTGGATCGCTGTTAAAAATTTGGTTTACATTTGTTAAAATAGCATTTTGAATATCTGGGGTCAAGGGTTCAAATAATAAGTCCCATATAACTGTACCAAAATTAGGCTGCATAAGTCTTTCACCTTGCCTAATATAAAAATGATTTAATAAATCTTGTTTAATTAATGCAAAATCATACAATGCAAAATTTGTTGTTGCACTACTAATTGTGCTAAACCCCCTATATCGTTGTACGGAGTGAGAAGGAGGAAAATTATTTTGAGGAATTACTGTTTTAGTGTATAGTTCAGTCATTTTTAGCTACTGCCTTTTAAAAATGTATCTTTTGACAAATGATAAGTTTGCCAGCTCGATGGAACAGATGTAGCTTTTGAAGTAGATGATGGAGGGTAAGTAGCCGCTGAATTGTTGTATTTGCCTTCTAATACATATACACCGTTCTCCAATAAGTAAGCGTTACCGTCGCTTCCAAGATATTGATTTTGAGAATATCCTATAACAGTTTTGCCGTCTGCACTGTACTGAGGGTTATTGTAACCTGTGTTAGTATATGTGATTGCCGATGAAGTATTTGAAGCCATTTTTTCCTCTATTAATTTATTTACCTTTTATGGAATTGGCAAGAGTAGTCGCGTTAGTCGCTATTTGATTTATCAGCGGAGCTCCAATGCCAGCTTGTCCAGCTGCAACAAGTTCCGCACTGGCAGCTGCAGCGGCAGATGTTGCTGAGTTTAATGCAGATGTTGCTGAGTTTAATGCAGATGTTGCTGCAGATGTTGCCGAGTTTAATGCAGATGTTGCTGAAGATGTTGCTGAGTTTAATGCAGATGTTGCTGAAGATGTTGCTGAGTTTAATGCAGATGTTGCTGAAGATGTACTATTTTCTGCTGCCGCTGCAGATTCTGACGCTTTTGTTTCAGCAGCAGATGCATCGGCATCTGCTTTTTCAGCAGCTGCAATGTCTGATGATTGTAATATTTCAGCATTGTTATTTTCTACAGGATCGCTAGCAGCTGCATCTTTTTCTTCTGTCAGGGTATCTTTTATTATTGCAGCTGTTACACCAGCTGTTTTAAGTTGATCTGCGCTGGCTTTTCCTAATGAAGTATATAAACCAGTGTCGTCACTATAGCTATAAAGATTGCCATCGCTGCCTACAAAATTGCCAGAATTATCATTGGCATCTGTAAAATCAACTATGTTCAAGTCTGTAGAAAATGCTTCCCTATTTGTATTTTCTGGAGTAAATCCTGCTGGGTTTAAATTTTCATGGCCAGGATACGGTTCTATAGTAGGAACTCTTAATGCAATAGTATTAATTGTTGGGCCTGCACCAGCAGGTACAGATGATCTATCAGGTGTAGGTAAATCATAAGGAGTTAGAGGCACAGGTGGAGATGCTTTTAGAGCTTTATCAGCTTTGGCTGCACCTGATGCTACGCCCGAATTTAAATTTATATTCCCACCATCAATTCCAGTATTAGCCGCTTTAATTAACATATCACCGGCACTATTGAAATTTGTTCCTCCTCCTGCTGTAAAATTGTTATCAGCACCGCTATTGAGTTGAAACTTTGCGCTAGTAGTTAATAGAGTGTCACCGGTTACATTAATTGATAATTTATCTTTTATAGTTATTTTTGTAGCACCATCAATAGTTTTATCTTGTTTGCCTTTAATTTTTACTTTGTTGTTTTCGCCGACCAACAAAATTTTGTTCTGGCCAATTTCTGTATAGTGTCTACCTCCAACTTTTAAGCTAAAATTACGGCCGCACTCCATATTAATATCTCTGTCAGCATAAAAATTAAAATCATTTCTAGTGTGCATACTTATACTATCTTGAGCAAACACATCCATTTTGCCATCGCTTGTTAATTCTATCCATGCTGTACCTCGGCTATTGGAAATATAAATTAAATCTTCCGTATTGTGTAATAAAATTTGATGTCCTGTTCGAGTCCGTAATCTAATCAGTTCGTTAGCTGGCCTAGTTACATCACCATCTGTATCACCAGCATCTATGCTGGCGTACTCAGGAGGCCCTCCGACTGTACTCCCATTGTCTATATTGCCTGGCGAGGATTTACGGAGCCAATTAGCATCACCATCGTCCATGACAAAAGAACTGCCACCTAATCGACTAACGAATGTATCAGCTAACCATTCTTCTTTACCAATTTTAAATTTTTTAGCATCAGTTCTTTTATCTAGTGGCCCAGGAGTACTAAAACCAAATACATTACTAGGACTTTCTCGTCTAGCACTACTAGAAGTTATGCCCCGAATATCATCTAAAATCAATCCTTGTGATTTTAAAACATCGTACAAAGGATGAGTTGGTTTTTGAAGGGCTTCTGGATCTTTTGGATTATTATTAGCAGAAATTGCCTTATTATATTCTGCCGCCGGAGCACGGCCAGCATTAGAAGATGCATCCTTTTCAACAGCATTTACTAATGATTGCGTTGCTGCAATTCCCGGCATCATAAAATTCATATTATCGTCAGGCACACAACCTATCCAATAACCTCGTCGAGGATCTCCATCGATAAAAATTACTACAACTGTTACTCCAAGATCAGGAGGCACCATCCACATGCCATAGCTTTTTTGTGTATCATTATAGTCGTTGTTTTGTCCATTGTAAGCAACATTTGTAACACCATAAAAAGGACTCATATACTTTACTTGATGTAATTGACCTTCTGAAGGTGATCCGCCAACAGGTTTTAGAATTTCTACCTCTAAAATTCCCATGTAAGTAGGATCAAAATTACTTACTACTTTGGCAAGAAAAGGTCCCGGTTTTGGGTCCTTAGGTGGAGCTGTGTATTCTTTTGTAGATTCATCTGCCATTAATTTTCTCCTTAATCTGAATCACCACTAGTATCCTTTGGTGGATTAGATACATTTAGTGTGTTGCTTGCCGATCCAGAACCTGACAATTCTTGTCCATTCCTTCTTGTACCATTTAATTTCTGTGTAAAACTGCCGCCATCAAAATTACTAATAACTTTAGTAACTTGATAAATTCCACTCCATTGAAGCAGTGGTACCGAACCGCCCGAACTACTGCCAAAATCATAAAGTCCAGTAGCTTGATTAATATCTATAGGACTTCTAAAATTTACTATAACATCAACTTCACCGTTTTGATAATTAACTGAACCGTCTGTATTTAAATTTTGGTATTGTGTTGGCATCGAAGTATAGTTGCCTGTGCCACTTTGTGCAATCCAATAAGGATCTCCAATAATTTTCATATCTAACTGCACCATACCCGAAGCACTTGTAATTGCATCATGGAATTGTTGTGCAGCAAAAGTCTGCTCGTTACCGATACCTCCGCCACCTTTTCCAATCCCAGAATAAGTTGTACTAGAATATCTAATCAGTTGAGGTAATACACCTAGTTTTTTTTGAACTGCTTGACCGTTTTCTAATGTCTGTAAATCAGTAGTTTGTGTATTATCTGCTCCAGATGCCGATGCTTGTACTTGATTATCTATTGTTTTCTTTATACCAGTAGCGCCCATCTTGCCTGCAAATCCTGCACTTACTTCAATATTAAAATTTAGGACATCAACATTTTTTCCTGTGTATATATAGTTATATTGTTTAACACACTCTTTTGCTAAATTATCAAAGCCTGGAGCTTTAGCATTAGGAGCTGTAAGTTTACTTGAATGAACTCCATACGGAACAACTCGATATACAATCACTCTTGGTTTGTCACCTGTGCTTGCGGCGTTTGATGAATTATCCGTTATATTAAAAACTTGAGTATCAACACGCCACCATGCACGTTGTCCTTTGTCATCTACATTAGACGCATCTAAATTTTGAATAGAATATTGACTATTCAACAATACTGTATCTATTGCCGTGGTAATTTCTGTATCTTGGCTAAATCGTAAATCTCCTATTTGAGGATTAACTGTATTTCTACTACGAATTGCGTTACCATTACTATCAATAACTTGATTATCTTTTCCTATAGGAGCATCGCCTTTTCTAGTATCACTGAAACCCATAAGAGCTTTACCAATAGCGTTCACATTGGCAGGATCTTGGACCAATGTACCGTTTGCTGGAATTGAACTTTGTGTTAAACCTAATTTCTTTGCAACAGCATCAACTGTAGAAGCGTCCGATTGTGTAGTTGCACCTTGACTGCTTTCTGTGCTGCCGGCTGAATTTGATCCACCCGAACTAACATCTAATGGAAAAAGTATTACAATTTGATCAGGAACAGCGACAGTATTTTCAGTTTTTAACTGTTGCAATCGTTTGTTTAACATAGCTTGTAGACTTTTTTCTCCAGTTTGTAAAACTTCTTGTACAGTCAATCCTTTAACACTGGCATCATTTTTTATTTGAGATACATGAGCGCTTAGAGCTGTACTATTCCATGCCATACCGCTACATTTATAAACTGCGCCTGCTTCAGTTACCGTCATAGAAATCTCTCCAAATTTAAAAGGAATTTTTCGGCTGGTTTTAGGAATTGTTTGCATGGTTCCTGTTTCAGTGTTACCTTTAAAATCTATTGTTAACAAAAACGGAGCCTGAGTGTAATTATCGTGATTAGAATTCCATGCAGCTTGTTGTAAACTCATCATGAATGTGCCCATACTGTAAGGTTCAGTTATTGTAAAATCTATTTTTGCCACATTTGTATTGTTGCCTTTTTCAAGACCTATTGTACTTTCTAATTCTACTTTGTCTATAAAATAGTCAAAAGTACCAAACGCCATCTTTACACGATTTGTAGGTTGAGAATTAGCATCCATAGCAATAATCTGTGGAGGAGTTCCTCCTGATATATAACCCGAATCTGGATTGTTTAACTGATCATCAGTTAAACAAGATAATCCTAAAACATAGGTGTAGCTAGCATAAGAAAATAAAGGATTTGGTAAAGGCAAAGTAATGCCCGATACTGGAGTAAAAGCTGTACCTAAACTACTCAGAGCTCCTGAAATGGCATTTCCTATCGACGATAATGCGCTTGAGGCTCCTGAAACAATCGAACTTACACCTGAACTGATAGAACTAGTTATACTGGTTGTAGCTGAATCGATAGAGCCTGAAAGATTATCAAGACTCATATTATAATCCTAATACAGTTACCAAACTAGATTTTTTTAAAATATAAATTTGTGTTCCTGGTACAAAGTCTAAAATAGGATCTTGTATAACATCTAAATTTCGTTGCATAAAGACCCACCATAAAGAAGGATCACCATATAAATCATATGCTAATAAATCAGGACGGTAAGTATATTGCGGTTCTATTTTATATAAAAAATCATCTGGTTCTGCAGGTACAGGGCGAATAGTCAATATATCTAAATAATTATTGGTAATTGAAGTTTTATACCAC